CTCTCGGTCGGGATGATTGTCCGCGACGTCGAGAACGACCTGGGGCGCTGTCTCGCCAGCGTCTACCGGCTCGCCGATGAGATCGTCGTCGGCGACACGGGCTCAACGGACACTACCAGGGCGATCGCCGAGAGCTACGGCGCGCGCGTGATCGACGTCGCGCCGATCGAGGACCAGCCGGACGGCTTCGCCGGCGCGCGCAACGCCGTGCTCGACGCCTGCTCGGGCGACTGGTTCCTGTGGATCGACGCCGACGAGCTGCTGCAGCACGGCTGGAAGCTGCGTGGGTTCCTCGACACGCCGATCTTCCACGGCTACGTGCTGCATCAGACGCACGTCTATCTCGACGGGCCGCCCACCTTCGACGTCCCGCAGCGGGTGTTCCGGCTGGGCCGCGGTGTGCAGTTCTACGGCTGCGTTCACGAACAACCCCAGGCCGGCGATCCAAACACGGACATCGCGCCGGCGCTGGACCTCCCCGATCCGCTCATCGCGCACACGGGGTATCTGACCGAGGACGAGCGCGAAGAGAAGCGAGTCACCCGGAACAAGCCGCTCCTGCTCCGGGATCAGCAGGCGTTCCCCACGCGTGAGCTTGGGAAGGTTCTGCTCCTGCGTGAAGCCGTGATCGAGGCCGACCACCATCGCGCGCGCCACGGCGGCGAGCTGACCCAACGGGCTCGCATCGGGTATCAGCACGCCATCAACCTCTTCGTCCGCTACTTCGATGACCCGGCGCACAAGTTTGCCAAGATCGCGCGGCCGTGGTACGAGGCGGCGCTGCGCCATCTCCGGCACGGCTGGGAGGCCGAAGTCGCGCTCTTCGGCAAGCCGGGCGGGTTGAACGGCGCGCGCGCAAAGCCCGAGATGATCTGGGTCCGCGACAGCGTCGAGTTCCAGCGGCTCATGGAGCATCGGATCAAGGACGCGGCCGCAAAGATGCAGCCGGTGACCTTCCGGACGGCCCCGTTCGAGGCGACGGCGCAGCCGCGTGAGGTCGTGAACGGCTGATGACCTGGCACCCGAACGACCTGGTCGCGGACGCGGATCTCGTCGCCTATGAGGCCAAGATCCTGACCGCGTTCAACGTCTCGAACTGGCAGGAGAAGCGCGCCAAGGCGCTCGAGGACTGGCTGTTCCCGATCCTCTCCGCGCGCGGCGTCACCCCAGAGACCTTGCGGACGCGGTTCGAACCAGACACCGTCTTGGGCTCCACGGCGGCGGCCTACACTGACCTGACTGGCGCGGCGAAAGATGCCACGGTCGACGACGTCGATCTCGCCGCCGTCTTCGCGACGCCGGCGAACGATGCGCTCTACATCGGATCGAGCCAGCAGTTCCGGGGGCTGTCGATCCGGATGTTCGAGAACGTGTCGGCCGTCGCCTCCGTGCTCACGGTCTCGTATTGGGCGGACGGCTGGACGGCGCTGACCATCACCGACGGGACCGTGAAGACCGCAGGGAAGACGTTCAGCGGCGGCGGCGCGGTGACGTGGAGCGCGGCCGCGGCGACGGGCTGGGTGAAGCGCGCGATCAACGGGTCCGATCCGCTGTATTTCGTGAAGCTGACCGTGTCGTCGACGCCGACCAGCGCGAAGGCTGGGCAGATCGGGACGATCCGGCGCTCGGCGCTCTGTGCGCCGGCGGCGCTCCGCACCCTTGCGCTCATCATGCGCGAAGCGCCCACCGGGGCGGCGGGCCCGTGGCTCGAGAAGGCGGCCTTCTACGGGGAGGAAGCATCCCTGGCGCTCGAGCGCGCGCTGCCGCTCGTCGGGCACGAGACCGACACCGACGAGAGCGATCAGGTCAGCCAGAGCGAGTCCGAACAGACCCTTGAGGAAGTCGGCGGCGGGCCGTTTCGTATGGAGCGCGGGTGAATGCCGGGGCCAATGACCGCCGATGTCATCGTCGATCGCGTCCGCTCGGTCTGTGGCGGGGCCCCGTTCTCGCTCGTTGAAGCAACGGCCTGGCCCGACTTCACGCGGCAGCCGGACGGCAACATCGACGGCGTCTTCAGGATTCCGCCGATGTCCAGCCAGTTCGTCAACGGCGGCTTCGCCTTCTACGAAGACCGCACCGACTCGATGCAGATCTGGGTAGCGCGGCGAACTAACAACGATTACGACACGGTCCGGCGCACGCTCCTGAAGGACGTGCACAGCCTCACGGCGGCCATCGTGCGGGATGGCGCGATCACGAGTGGGGACTATCACATTCCGGATGGCGGCCGCGGGCACGCCATTCAAGAAGATCCCGGCCACGAGTACGTCACCCTGCGGCTCACGCTGCCGGTGAACTACGAGGCCCAGCTCTAGAGGAAGGACTCGATCATGCCTGGCAGAACTGGCCGTGAAATGAAGGGATGGGCCTTCGCGAAGTTCGCCACGAACTCGTGGGGCGTAGCCGCCTCGGTCACCAAGGGCACGCGGTTCATGAGCGACGGCGGTGTCAAGTTCTCGCCGATGTTCGTCGAAGACCGGTCCTTCGGCGAATCGTTTCTGGGCCCCGCCGACATCGGCGACACCAACCCGTGCGATCTCACCCTGCAGGGACAGGGTCGCTATGAGGATCACAACTACATCCTCGAAGGGTTGGTCACGGGCTCGCCCACCGCGGTGGCGATCTCGACGTCGGCGGCCGGCCAGGTCACGAGCTGGCTGCACATCTTCGACCCGGCCGCGTCGATCGATGGGCTCGGCGCGACGTTCGCGATCGATCGCGCGATGTACGTCGAAGAGGTGCCGTCGGCGAAGGTCTACGGGATCTCGGAGGCGTTCGGCGACGGCGGGGTGCTCGAGTCGTCGTTCAAGGTGCTCGGCAACAAGGCGACGAACATCTCGTCGATCAACATCAACTCGACGGTCTACGGCGCCAGCTTCCCGGCCCTGAACGGCAAGATTTTCCGGAAGCAGGGCACGTACCGGATGAACGTGCAGTCTGGCGGTGCGCTGGGCTCGACCGATGCGATCGTGATCGAGACGTTCGACTTCGCCTTCGAACGTCCACAGGATCAGACGTTCGGCACGGGGTCCGACACCATCGTGGAGCCGGGCGACAACGAGTTCCCGACGCCCACGGTGAAGGTCGGCTACCCACGCATGAACACCGTCAGCGCGAACTCGCTCTATGCGGCGCTGCGATCGACGACCGCCTTCAAGGCGGACATGACCTTCGCGGGCGCGTTCATCAACTCCACCGACCAGTACACGAAGCTGTACCAGTTCCCCTACCTGGAGCTGCAGGACTTCGAGACGCCGACCGCGGGTGCCGCGCAGGTGAAGCCGGTGGCGACGTTCATCGCGAAGAAGCCATCGTCTGCGCCGATCGGGATGTCTGGCGTGACGATGCCGTTCCGGCTCAAGCGCATCATGACCAATTCGGTCACGGCGTTCTAACCCACACACGGAGGCGTATGGCGCTCGTCCTGAAAGATGAATCGCACACCTGGGAGGTCTGCGACAAAGACCTCGTACCCGGCGGTGACAAGGACACGTTCTACACGGTGCGCCGGCTGACGCTGGAGAAGCACCGGGAGATTACCAAGCGGCACACCAAGCCGGGGACGTTCCGCCGGCCGGAAGGGAAGCGGGACGAGGAAGCGATTCAGGACGATCTCTTCGACTACGTGCTCGAGAAGTGGCGCGGGGTCGAGAAGGACGGGAAGCCGGTGCCGTGTGAGTGGGAGTTCAAGGCGCTGCTGGACGTGCCGCGGCGGGTGGCGCTGCTCGACGAAGCCGGCCTAAACGACATCGCGGCGGCGGAGGACGCACGCGCCGAGTCGTTTCGCGGCGCTTGAACGATTCGCGGACTTCTGGCAGTGCGACGTCATCGAGGCGAAGGCGACCTGTTGTCTCGTCGTCGACGAATCCCTGGTCGATGAAGACCCGGAGGTCTTCGACTGCGAGACGTGCCCCGTGGCGGATGCGCTCGCGGATCTGGACGCCGAGAACCGTGAGGCGTGGGCGCTGTACCGGAAGGTCGTCACGCGGCTGGCCGGGGACCTCGGCACCGGCGGTGTGGTGCTGGAACGTCTGACGCGGGAGCTGACCCAGAGCGAGTTCGAGGATACGTGGCGGCGGCTGGCGATTCTGTATCACGCGTTGAATCCGCCGCCGCCCCCACCGAAGGAGACCTGATCGCGTGGCCCTGGATCTCACGATCGACATCGTCGCCAACAGCGCGCAGGCGCGGGCGGAGCTCCGTGCGGTCGATGCGGAGATCAAGAAAGTCGAGCAGTCCACCAAGTCGAGCGTCGGCTGGTGGCAGAAGGAAGAGAAGGCGATCGACGAGGTCACCGGCACGCTCACGACGCACCGCAGCGAACTCTCCAAGGTCGAGCAGGCCACGGCGAAGATGGAGCAGAAGGTCGCCGCCGCCGCCACGTCCACAAAGGCGCTCGGCGTCACGTCGGCGGCCACCACCGCCGGGCTCAGCGGGATGGCCGGCGGGACCGAGAGTGTCGCCACGGCGCTGCTCGAGATGACGGGCGCCGCGGGGCTGTCGGTCGGGGCCTTGACGGCGCTCGCCGGCGCGATCGGCGCGGTTGTCGCGGTCGGTGTGCTCTTCGGCAAGTTCCTGCTCGACTCGGCCTCCTACTACATCGAGCACAGTAAGAATGCGCAGGGCTTGCGCGACGAGATGGATCGTCTGGGCGAGACGTGGAACACCGTCAAGCTGATCATCGGCGAAAGTCTCGTCGCGCCGGAACAATCCGCGTTCATCGGCTTCCTGAAGCTCGGCGAAGAGTGGGCGATGAAGCTGGGCCTCAAGCTGGCGTTCGACATCGAGCTCCTGCAGCGGCTGTACTCGATGACCCCGG